ATTATGAAGAATTGGCATTAAATCAAGACAAAGTTCCCTTATCGCCACAATATAATATTTATTTTGGGCGTGAAAAAGAAGGCCAGTTACTGTTTGTTACTGCCAGAGAAGCGGGTGAGATTATAGGCTACTTTATTGGCTTTATTGCGCCAGGCTTGCATTACTCGACTTGCCTGACATGCCAGATGGATATTTTTTACATCCGCAAGGATATGAGAAAAGGCAGGCTAGGTATAAAATTATTTAAGTTTGTCGAAAAAGAATTACAACGCCGAGGCGTTGACCGTTGGTTTGTAGGCTCAAAGCTTCATGCTGATGCTAGTCCGTTATTCAAATACTTGAAGTTTCAGCCGGTTGAGACTTATTACACAAAATGGTTAGGAGATTAAAATGGTAGCAGCAGCAGTGGTGGCTGGTTCAGCAATATCAGCAGGTGCTTCAATGGCTGGATCATCAGCGCAAGGATCCGCAAATAGTAAAGCAGGTAAAGCCGCAGCAGATGCCGCAATAGCCGCTAGAGCAGATATTGAAGCTGGCGTTAAGACAGCAAGAAATGATCTACAGCCTTATGCGACGGTAGGCGGTAATGCGTTAAATAATCTAGCCATGCAAATGGGTTTAGGCGGTGCTAATGAACAAGCACCAAGAACTGGCCGAGTGGGCAAAGCTCAAGATCCGCTATGGGATAGCTTGCTTAGGAAGTACAACCCCAAGAATAATGGGCTTGATGTTTTTAGTAAAACACCTGCTTATGCCGAAGCACAAAAAGAATACACCGAAACTAAGCAAGCGCAGGCGCAAGCCAATCCCCAGTATGGTGCGCTAACCAAAGACTATGGGATGGAGCAGTACAAGCAAGATCCAGGCTATACACCAATGGTTAATAGTTTGGCTGATCTGCAAGCCACACCAGGCTACCAATTTCAGCTTGAGCAAGGTTTGCAATCACTAGGCAATTCAGCAGCGGCTAAAGGCTCGCTATTGTCTGGCCGTCAGATGAAGGACGTTAATAACTATGCACAGGGGCAAGCATCCACAGGCTATCAAGCCGCATGGGAACGCGCTCAAAATGCTTATCAAAACGCCTTTGCTCGCGATACAAGCAACAAGAGCAATACGTTTAATCGTTTACAAGGCATGGCAAACAGCGGACAAGACGCGTCCACTAATCAAGGCGGCTTTACCATGCAAGGCGCTGGGGCTTTGGCGGGCGTTGCTCAAAATTTAGGTAATACTCAAGGCGGTTTGGCACAAGCACAGGGGCAGAATCAAGCCAATATGTATACCAATATAGGCAATGCCGTCAATCAAGGTATTGGAACAGGTTTGGCTTATTCTGGAAGCGGTACAGCGGGCGGGCCAATTAATGCGCCAAACACTGCGTTAAGTCAAAATGCGCTTGGTTTTAATAACCAAAAAATTAACTTCGGTTGAGGTAAATAATGGAAATCTTAATGCCCCCAGTTGTACAACCACGCGGATTGATGGAATATGCTAATGAAGCAGCCAATTTCAGAAACTCGCAACAACAAAATCAATTAAATAATTTGAAGCTCCAATATGCCCCACAGCAAATGGAGATGCAACAAAAAGCCGCTCAACAAGGTTTGCAACAAGACGAGCAAGCCATGAATGTGCAAAAGCAAGCGGCTTTACAAGGTTTGGCGACTGACTTTAAAGCCAGATTACAATCTGCAAAAATCTCAGATCCTGACCAAGCTCAACAGTATTTAGATCAGTATGTGCAATCGCGTGCGCCTTATATTAAAAGCATGGGCTTTCCAATGACTGACAGATTCACCGTCGATCAAGTCATGCAACTTGCCGGCCCGACTGCTCAGGAAAAGGCAATGGCTGAAATACAAAATAAACTAATTGAAAAACAATTATTAAATCCTTATGAACATGATTATGTTCCTATGCAAACCCCTAGTGGGAATGTTGAATTTTATGATAAAAAACATCCTAATGCTGGGGGTGTATCTGCTCAACCTATGCAAATACAATCACAAGCTCAAGCTAATGGGATGCAAGCACCCCAGCCAATAGCTCAAGCACCTAATGGTTTAGTTAATATTTTTGCACAGCAAAGGCAAAATGTATCGCCTAAAACAGCACAGCTTCAACAAGAGGAAGCAATTAAGCTAGGCTCTAGGGCGCAAGAAGAAGACATAAAAAGACAAGCAGAATTAAATAAATCAGATTTGGCATTGATGCAGTCTGAGCCTCAAAAAATAGCGGGACTTAATGAATCGGCTATGAATTTAGCTGGATTAGGTGAAAATTTAAATAAGTATGGCGAACAAGTTAAAAAAGATATTTTACCAACTGACAACAGTATTGCTTATAACGCTAGGCAAATACTAGGCAGTAATACTATATTAAATGATATTACCCAAGCAAATGGGCAGATAATGGTTGAGACAATGCGCTCAATGAAACAAGACTCTGGTGTTTCCCCCTCTCAATTAATGAATACTGAAACAGAATGGAAGCGTCAACTGGCTGCCGCTACCGGAGAAGGTACCGTTGAATCAAGAAAACATGCCTGGGATAAATTGACAAGACAATTCCGTCAAACTTATAACGCTTATGAAAAGACAAGAGAAGAAGCATATAAGCGCCAGAGAAAAGAATATAAGCCATTAATTAATGCTAAGATCTTACCAGGGCGGAATATTGTTGATGCTGATACAGGTGATGCGCCTATTGGCACAGTCAGCAAGTTAAATGGGCAAAATATTAGAGTCATAGGCCAAAATCAAGTTGAGGTCATTGAATAATGGACTACACTAAAGTTATTAATGATATTGAATCAAAATATGAGTTAAAGCCTGGTGTTTTAAAAAAGCTTATTGAAGTGGAATCAGGTGGCAACTTAAATGCACGCTCACCAGCGGGGGCAATAGGATTAACTCAATTAATGCCTGCAACTGCTAAAGAATTGGGCGTTGATCCGCATGATCCCATTCAAAACATTGAAGGTGGCGCAAAGTATTTGCGTAAAGGATTGGATAAGTTTAATGGTAATTATGCCCAAGCCATTGCCGGATATAATGCAGGCCATAATCACAAAGCTATTGAAGAAATGAATTTTAATGCTTTGCCACCTGAAACTCAAAAATACACCAATAAATTTTTAGACTTTATTGTTAGTCCGGCTAGTGCGGATGAAACACCCTATCAACAAGGATCTTCATTACCTAAAATTGATTATGTGTCTCAACCAAAACAAACAGCGTTGCCTAAAATTGATTGGGTAGCTAATTCGGCTCAACCAGAAAAACCAACATCATCACCAGAATTAACTTTAGGCGAAATGACTCGAACAGCCGTTTCAAATATACCTAAATCTACGGGTGAATATATTGGCGCGGTTGCCCATACGGTTGCACATCCTATTGATACCGCCAAATCTGTATTAGATATAGCCAATGGCGCATTACAAAAAGCATTGCCAGAATCTGCTAATAAATTAATGTATAGCATTAATCCAGAACTTGCTAAAAATAAAGAAACAGCCAGCAAAGTGGCTGATTTTTATCAAAATCGTTATGGCTCTATTAAAAACTTAAAACAAGCCGTTGCTGATGATCCTATTGGCGTTATGGGCGATTTGTCGTCTGTATTAACTTTAGGCGGTACAGCAGGTGCAAGCATTCCAGGCGTAGCTGGTAAAGCTGCAAAGCTTTCTAAGTTAGGTTCTGCCATAGAGCCTTTAAACTTACTAGGTTCTAAAGTAATACCAAAGGCGGGCGGTTTATTGGCTGACGTTGTTGGTGGTATTGGCACGCATACGGGCGGTGAATCGTTAAGAACAGCCGCTAAAGCTGGTTTAGCAGGCGGTCAAGATGCGGCTGATTTTGCCAGTAACTTGCGTGGTAATGTGCCTATGCAAAATGTTTTAGAAAAAGCCAAAGAAAATTTACAACAAATTAATGCAAAGAAAAGCGCTGAGTATCGTTCTGGAATGGTTGATATATCAAATGACAAAACTGTTTTAGATATGTCTGATATTGAAAATAATTTAAATGATGCGTTAAGTAGCATAAAATTTAAAGGACAAATCAAAGATGAAAAAGCGGCTTCCGTATTAGGTGATATTGCTCAAAAGGTAGAAAACTGGAAAAGTTTAGATCCAGCCGAATATCACACGCCCGAAGGACTTGACAGTTTAAAGCAACAAATAGGAAGTCTAGTTGAAGAATTGCCTTTAGAGCAAAAAAATGCAAGGCGCGTCGGCAATAATGTTTATAATGCAGTTAAAGATTCCATAACTAAACAAGCGCCAACTTATGCCAAAGTAATGAAGGACTATACTGAGGCATCCGATTTGATCCATGAAATGGAGCGCACTTTATCATTAAAAAGTAATGCGTCAGTCGATACTGCCATGCGTAAATTACAATCTTTGATGCGTAATAATGTAAATACAAATTATGGTAATAGATTAAATTTAGCAAGGCAATTAGAAGAAGGCGGCACAAATAATATTATGCCATCTTTAGCCGGACAATCATTGTCGTCAATTACTCCAAGAGGTTTGGGTAATTTACAAGCTGGATTGATGTCCAGTGCTGGGCTTGCAACAGGTGGCGCATCTTCATTGCCTTTATTGATTCCATCATTAGCCCTTCAATCTCCAAGGCTTATGGGAGAGACTGCTTTTGCTTTAGGTAAGGCGGGGAAAATTGGTAAAGCGGGAAAATATGCTAAACCATCACTTATCAATTATCTTTATCAAGCTGGTCAAGATAGAACTAAATAGGAACACCCATGGCCGTAAAACTCGCACCTGTTTTTAATGACGCGCAACTTGATAACGCTGGCTTGCCTTTATCTGGTGGCTTGCTGACTTGGTATGTGGCTGGTTCATCTACCTTAGTCCCCACGTTTGCTGATGCTGATGGCTTGGTACTCCAAGCTAATCCTATCGTGTTAAACGTGCGTGGCGAGCCGGATAACCCGATCTGGCTAACGACTGGCGCAACGTATAAAGCCGTCTTAACTGACTCCATTGGCAATCCTATTCGCACACTAGATAACCTGTCCGGCATCAACGACACATCCGCACCGATTGTCTCGGAGTGGGTGTTGTTTACCGGTGCGGCTACTTACATCAACACGACTTCTTTTAGTGTAATAGGCGATCAGACTAACACCTTTACCGTTGGTCGTCGTATACAAGCCAGTGTTTCCGGTGGTAGTTGTTACGCCACCATCTTAACGTCTGTGTTTACCACCGTTACCACTATCACAGTTATTAATGACTCGGTGACTTTAGACTCAGGATTATCCACCGTTTACTATGGCTTTCTCGACCCCACGCATTCAAGCTTTAATGTGTCCACCGCGACCTATGCAACCACAGCAGGCACAGCGGCAGCCTGTTCGGGCAACTCAGCCACAGCAACAACGCTATCAGCTACTTTAGCCGTTGCCAAAGGCGGTACAGGGGTTATCACTAGCACAGGCTCAGGCAGTAATGTTTTAAGCTCTGCGCCAACTATCACTTCGCCTGTTTTTGCTGGCACACCGTCAGGTGTTGGGATATTAACCAGCGGCACAGTGGTTAACTCAACGTCAGGCACTAACATAGATTTTACCGGCATACCGACATGGGCTAAACGGATTACAATCATGTTTAATGGCGTGTCAACCAATAGCACAACGCTTGATAACATGGTACAAATCGGTGACTCGGGAGGCATTGAAACAGCCGGTTATGTGTCTGTTAATTCCACAGTGGCAACGTCTGGCACATCTTGTATTGATATTACTAATGGATTTTTGTGTATGCGCATGTATGACCCCGCACAGGTTTTTTCAGGCGCGTTATTCTTGCATAAAGTAACCGGAAATACTTGGGCATCAAATCACGCTATATCACGATCACCCGATTATGCGGCTTGTGTGGGTGCAGGCATTAAAACCCTGACAGCTACTTTAGACAGAGTACGGATAACCTCTACATCCGGTGCGGCTACTTTCGACGCTGGTTCAATTAACATCATGTATGAATAAGGAACGCGGATGTCAGATATAGAGTGCAGGGTGGCTAAGATGGAGCAAAGACTAGATAGTTTGCATACTGAATATAAGGCAGATAGAGACGAGTCACGCAGGCGCTCTGACAAGATCTTTGATGCAATCGACCAGCTCAGAAAAGATAACGACAAGCACAAAGGCTTTTTTGGTGGCATTGTGTTTACTGTCAGCGCGGTCTTTGCCGTTGTGATTTATTTTATTAAATAGGAACTAAAATGGAAGATTTAATATCATTGTTATTCTTAGCGCGTGATGTTGCTCACCGCGAGCATTTACGCACCAAATCATTTGCCCAACACATGGCGCTAGGCTCATTCTATAACGACATTATCGAGAATGCCGATGCCATAGCCGAAGCTTATCAAGGCACATATAACCTAATGGATTACATCCCGATTGAAGGCTATACCGGTAAGGCTGGCATTATTCCATTGCTACAAAAGCACGTTAAGTGGATAAAGGATAACCGTTATAAAGTCTGTGACAAAGACGACAGCGCCATTCAAAACTTAATTGATACAGCGGTTGAAACTTATTCGTCTACACTTTATAAGCTGAGATTTCTGGCTTGAGCAAGACCACTTTAGAGATACTGATCCCCCTCATTAAAGAATTTGAGGGGTGCAGTTTAAAGGCGTACCGTTGCCCTGCGGGGGTTTGGACAATAGGTTGGGGATATACTGGCAAGGCCGTTAAAGATAATTTGATATGGACACAGCAACAAGCGGATGAACAGTTGCTAAAAACAGCGTTTAACTGCCTGCAACAAGCCATAAACGCAAGTTCTATACTCAAAGATTGCTCGGCCTCAAAACAAGCCGCCATTGCTGATTTTATTTATAACTTAGGGATAGGCAACTATTTAAAGTCTACTTTGAAATTGCGCGTGGATCAACAAAACTGGATCTCAGCGGCTACTGAATGTAAAAAGTGGAATAAGGCTAAAGGCGTGGTGTTAAAAGGCTTAGTGAAACGTCGAGAAAAAGAAGCATCCATGCTTCTGGAATCATAGGGTATTAGCAAAGCTCGGATCTGTCATGCGACAAGGTGAGCATTTGGCACAATACTTTCTTGAGCGTGAAACAGTTTCAAAAATAACCAGGCACTTGGGGCATTTCAAATGCCTTGGCCGTGTCTTGCTTTCATGGCCGTTTTGGTATTTAAACATTGTTAATGCCTATCTTGTGATACTTTTCTGCAAACCTAACACCATCTCTAAACGCAAGATCATAATAATTCCTAGGCGAGTCTTGATATCCTAAATCGATTTCATCGTCACTCAAAGGTTGTTGCTTAGGTTGGGCGAGTAGTTCTTGTATTTCTTTAACCATATATTCGATTTGGGCTATCATTTCAAACTCTGTTATCACTAGATATTCAGCACACATGTACGCTAAAATTGTTTTAAGCAACTCTCGTTCTCTACTCATCGATCCATTCCTCCCTTATGCCGTGTGCTTTTTCTATTGCTCTTGCAAATGTAAAAATATCCTCAACCACATTATCACCATATAGTTTACATAATTCTTCTAAGCTCAAAGGCTCACGTTTTGGTGGCGATGGGTAGAGTGGTGCTAGATAAAGAGCTTTTCCAACGCTTCTATAATTAGAATCTGTAACAGGTTGGGCGAGTAGTTCTTTTGTTTCTATCAGCAGGTTTTTATTACAGCAAATCCGCCCAAATTCACTAAGCCATCTTTTAAGTAAATCACGCTCTTTACTCATCATCTACTCCTATACCATGTTGTTGTTCTGCCCACCTAACACCCATTAAACAGTTTTTCAAATCCAGCATGGCTAATTTAAACTCATCATCCGACTCAATTTCTCTGCCATTCCAGAATATCTCACCTTCTGGCGTAATTTTAATAACTTCTTTGTCTTGTTTAGAGAAACACGTTGAGAATTTAGTTGGGTCTGAAGCTATTATGCTACCTATCGCATCTCTTTCTTTATTCATCACCATTCCCCGATAAACTTAACTTTGACTGTTTGCGGCTGATTGTGTTTAGCCACCATCTTTTTATACTTGTATTGCATTTTCAAGTCGTGCCGCTCAAACTGCCCTGAAAAGACTTGTTTGAATGTAATGCCGGTTTTTTCGGTTTTAGGATATTTCCTCCTTTTAATCCATGCTAAGACAATCTCACGGTCATAGTATTTAGTTGGATTACCCTTCTTCATTTGCCTCGGATCAATATAGTCATCAGGCGGGCAAGGTAGCTGCCCTCTGTCATCCATGACCCCAATGTGTTGCGTGGTAAAACCAAGCATTTCGGCAATTTCAGCGCGTGTTATTAAGTGGCTAGGCATGGCGTTTATCCTTATGCTCAAGCATTGCTTCGGCCATACGATAAGACCAACCCGCCAAATAATAATCAGGAGGCGTTTCATCTTTAGTATTAACATAAACATTAATCAGTGATTGCATAGCCAAACCAGCAAAGTGATCTCGCAAGCTGATATGGTTATGCTCTTTTAAATCCCTGATTTGCGCTTCTAACGCCATTGTTTTGTCTTTGTAAAATTCCTTCATGCTTTCTTTTTCTTCCTGTAGATTGTTGATTGTAATTTCATGCTCAACACATTGCCTGTGTAACCCCATTATTTCTTTAATGTCACTTGCTAATGAAATACCCATCATCTTTTCTCCGCTTGTTTTTTCACTGCTGCCATGTATAACTCGTCTTGGCGTTGCTTGCTGGCATCGTTGATGTTCATAGGTTTAGCTGTTACTGCATAAGTACCACCATCAATAGCACAGGGGCGGCCAACACGTTTAAAAGCCTCACGGACTTCTTTAGAGCCACATAAAAGCTCTTTAGCGGCTTCGGCATCACCTAGGCTTTTAATCTCTCTTGCATCTAATCGTCTAATACAAGCTTCATCTTCCCAAGTAGATCCGACAGACACCGCTCCGCCTGCAAAGCCCGCTCCAGCACTTGTACTACCCATGCACGTCTCGCTGAACGTGGTAGTCAAAGCAGGCGCTACCGCCATGCCTACCGACCGGCTTAAGTCAGAGCCATTATTGGTGGATTGATTGCGTGCATCTACGCCCGTATTGGAGGTGACTGGCACGTTATTTGATACGGTTGTATCAGCTAGACTGATGGCCGGTAATAAAAATAATAGTGGTAAGAATTTCATTGTATTTATCCTATTTGGGTGTATCTGCGTAATTTAAAATTTCATCAATAAAACTTTTAATTTCGAGTAATTTGTTGTACTTTATAATTTCTAGTACATTTCCATTTTCAGCAAAAATTAATGTGGGTGATCTAGCACAGCTTTCTTGTAAAACTAAAGTATCAGATACTTGTAACCGTTTTAAACCCATCTCATTAAGTGTTTCAAAATCAACTTTATCTCGTTCAGGTTTGGCGAGTAGTTCTTCTATCCTATTAAATATACCCTCCATAACAGTGTCTTTGATAAAATAACTTTTGTTTAGAACTTCCTGCAACAACTCTCTTTCTTTACTCATCACCACCTCCAAGTTATACCGTGAGCTTTTTCTACTCTTCTTATCCATCTGATGACGTATCTGACTTGATGATCGTCCATATTTTCAACAATCCCTTCTTTATCAAGAGCATATATAGCATCTTCTGGTAAGGGTTTGGGTAGTGCAAACTCATTGACCCCTTGTCTAAACCCTTTCCCATACCATTCAATCTTTGTTTCTGCTAAAAGAGGCTCAGGTTCAGGTTGAGCGAGGAGTTCTTTAGTTTCTTCAAGTAGGCTCATATTAGAACCACGCCACGTACACTCAATTAACCACTTCTTCAACAACTCTCTTTCTTTACTCATCGTGTTTCTCCAAAAAAGGAGGGCTGTTAACCCTCCGAATTACTTAGTGGTGGATCGGTAATACTGTGTGGGCATTAACTAATGGTTGGTTAATAATGGTTGTGGTTACACTCCCCTGTACAACAGCCGATGACGGTAAGCCATTAACAATAAAACTTGAATACGTTGCACCAGTACCCGCAGAGACAGACGACACAGCACCCGTCACGCTCGAAGTAACGACAGGGGCAAAGGATGTGCCGCTTAACACAGTTCGGCCTGTCAGACTGCCTGTGCTTGTTTGGGTTTGGTGCTGACTTGGTGCGGCTGATACAAATGTTCCCACGTCGATGGTTCCGTTCATCACAGACGTGACGGTAGTTGCAGACGCATTGAATGACAAAACCGACGCTAAGATAATTAATTTATTCATTTTTATTTCCTATTAGTTTAATTTAAAAGTTTTACTACAAATTTTTTTACAGCTCCATTAAAACCCATTTCTATTCCTTGCTCTTTTGCCTTTTTTTGAGCCTCTGTTACGTTCTCAGCTTCCACCAAGAATTGCACAGTGGGGTAATACTTTTGGTACACTATTTCTACGCTATATTTCATTACGGTTCTCCATTAAATCCTCAGTAATCCTACCTAACCAGTAGGGGTTAATAATCTCTCCAATCTCAACGCCTTGCATACTAACGCCCGTTATTTCGATTGATTCTTTTGCGCCAGGGTAATATTGGGTAGCTTCCTCCATTGGTTGATAATCAAATTCGACATCGAACACTAAGCCGTTTATATCTACTACTTGTTGGCTCATCACTCCTCCCCATACATATCGACAAGGGATTGATCCGACACTGACTGCCAAATATCACCGGCATTAGCTGGCATCCAGATGGCTAGAATAACGATCAGCACCATGCCTATGAAACACACAGCGGCAATCTTGCCTTGCTGTACAGCCTTTCTTTCCTTTTCAATAAACCGCTGTCTTGCGGCTTGGTCGTGCATCCGGTTTCGGTTTTCATAATTCTTTTTCATTTTGTCACCTTCATTTTATAAGCAGTTGAGTCGTCAGTGATTAAAGCACTGACTGTATAGATCTGTCCTTGAGTGATGATAAAAATACCGGCCTTAGTATTTTCCATTTTGACGTAGTTATCAGCCAAGAAAAGGAAGCAAGCGGCAAAGCCTAAGACCGCTGGTATTAATGCTGAAAAAATCGCTTTGGTTATTTTGTTCATGTAAGTTCTCCGGTTAGTTAATAAATAATCATTAGCACTATGCACTCTGAGTGCCAACCCCACAAAACATTGCCTGTGTGAGTGCATAGTGATAATAATGCTGGATATGAATTTGCGATTTACTTATTAAAGCCGCATCACTTTTAATCAAGCTTGATGGCTGATTCTTGCAGTACCATCAAGCCGACATTCATATTAAATCAGGCGCCAGCTTCGCCTTTTTTTGCTTCCTTTCGTTTTAATTCCATTTCGGAGAGGATTGCGGCTACTGCTAAAAATCGTTAAGCTTTTCTCTTAACTTGGTACACAGTTTAATGATTGTTTATTATCATGTCAACAAAATAATATTAATTTTTAATATTTAATTGTTCTATTTGTTCTTTAGCGTGTAAAAACCCTTTACCAACAATCACTTGATAACCAACACTTTGTAAATAAATAATCATTTCCTTCTGATCTTTGCTTAATGCACCGCCTTTAATACGCTTCATCTCTACCCAAACATGCCAAGCCGGAATAAAGAGATCGGGGATGCCTTTCACAGTTCCTTCAACTTTTAAAGCAATGGCGGTTGATGGGCTTCTTGCTCCGCCATTTGGAATTGAGTGAATAAGCACGCCAGGGTATGAACGTCTAAACCATTGCACAAATAAAGCCTGCTCATAATGCTCCGATGGTATTTTTTCAGTCATTCCAGCTCCTATCGAATACTCTAAAGAATTTTCCGTCTTTACGGTACTCGATTAATTTTGGAATTAAAAATAAATTTAAATCATTAATTGTTTCTTCATCTAATTCAAAATTATCTTTTTTAATTTCAAAAGGATGTTTTGAGCCGTGCGCTTTATGAAAAATTTCAGCCAATAATCTTCTTGCCCTATCTCCTGCATAACCTTCATGCAAGACACACAAATACTCTGTAACTGGCTCATCGGATAACGCTCCGTAATAAGTCACAGCAAGCATTTCCTTTCCAGAAGTCCTAGACGTATGCTTTCTCCAATTCCATGCCGTAACCGCCATTTCCTTTCCTTCTATCCCCATAATATCGTCATTTCTGAGCGATAAGTCTGGCGCTTCTTTGGCTGGAAACTCAAAGCCGCAAGACGGACACACCATAACGGATATATGTACGAGTTCTTGGCACTCATCACAGACCTTTACAGGTGCTTCTCCGTCGCCTTTCTCTTTTTTGTTAGGTGGTTTAACATTGGTTATTGGCCCATGCGCTTCCACTACGCCCGCAAAATCTAGAATCAAACAATGATCCGTGTGCGACTTGGGGCGCAATCCACGTCCCGCCATTTGAACGTATAACCCTGGTGACATCGTAGGTCGTAACATAGCAATCAAATCAATGTCTGGGAAATCAAAACCAGTCGTTAAGATATTTGCGTTAGTTAGCGCCTTAATCTTGCCATCTTTGAAATCATTAATGATTCTGTCACGTTCTTTTTTTGGTGTTTCACCAGTCACGCAATCGGCCATAATCCCATGAGACAACAAAACATCTTTAATATGGTGGGCGTGCTGCACACCAGCGCAAAAGAATAACCAGGCTTTTCTATCGCCTGCCCATGAGATGACATCCTCAACGACTTGGTTGTTTTTATCATCCGTATCAACAGCGGCTTGTAACTCTGAATCGATATATTCACCACCTCTTTTATGCACGCCTGAAATATCCAGTTTAATGGATGTTAATTTAGACTTTAAGGTTGCCAAATAACCCTTATAAATTAGTTCTTCAATACTGACAGGCTCTATTAATGCGTCAAAAATAGCGGGTTTGTCCGTAATATATCCATGATTAAGGCGGAATGGTGTGGCAGTTAAACCAATGACTCTTAACTTTGGATTAATGGCTAACAGTTCAGCCAATAGGGTTCTATAACCGCCTTCGTCTTTATGCCCTACCAGATGACACTCATCAATAATGATTAAATCAATATGGCCGAGCTGTGCTGACTTAGTTCTAATTGATTGAATGCCCGCAAACGTAATCGGCTCGCCAAGTTGTTTTTTATTTAAACTGGCTGAATAGATCCCCATAGGCGCACCTGGCCAATGCTGGCGCATTTTCTCAGCGTTCTGCGATATTAACTCTTTGACGTGCGTCAGCATTAATATTTGGGTTTCCGGCCAAGACTGCAAGGCATCTTTACAAAGAGCCGCAACAATATGGCTTTTACCTGATCCGGTTGGAAGCACTAGACAAGGGTTGCCTTTGTCATTTCTTTTAAACCATTCGTATAATTCATCGATGGCTCGTTGCTGGTATTCTCTTAACATTCGATTATCCTTGCGCCAAAGCTATCGCGTAAAAGTTCAATGGTGTTATCAGGATGAGCGCACGCCAATGGATTAGCCAATATTTCTTTGCTTGAATAAACAAAAGCATCGGGGCTTCCATTTCTTACCGGCACACCGTCAATTTCATAAATCGCTTCGTGTTCACTGGTTGAAGGTAGGCGCTTATAAGGCACTAATTCAGGATGCAATACATGATCTTGACAGCCTTGTAATTGAAACTCATAAGGGATGTTTTCCGCATTATGCCGTTCACATTTCCAAGTGTTATCAGCTAAAGCGCTGGCATGGGCGCAAGTTCGACAATTTACTTCTTTGGTGGTTTTAGACTTAAAACAAAAATCATGGGCTGGGCAGAATTTACACTCATACCAAGACGCATCCTGGCTTAAGGGCGCAGGCATATCGTCAGTTAAAGCGATGTATTGCCCGCGATTAACTAACCGCTCTGCCTTATCCTTATCCAGCTCAACTTCTTCGGTGTAAATACGGTCATCATTTTTACACACAGCATAGTAGAGAGCTTTATTTAGTTTAGATCCGAGCATGTAAACTTGCATTTGGTCAAAATGAAGCGGCTTAGATTTTTTAACGCCATTCTTTACTAAATAATCAAATGATTTTAACGCGTGTGTTTTAATCTCAAGAATGGAGTTATTTAAGATCCCGTCTATCGAGCCAGACACATGCGAGCCAAAACTGACACGGCTCTGATTGGTGGATGTATTACTAACATCAATACCTATTGCTCTGAGATCTTGAATAACAGTCTGTTCCTCAAGCTGTCCACGTCTAAATAATCTTAAAATACGCCCATCAAATTTCTCGATAACTGCCCACCGAAATGATATCCACAGCCAACGATCACAAGCATGACCCAACATGCTACAGCCTAAATGGGGGCGTGGCTTTTCTTTTCTATCTTGGTGGGATTGATTTATTTGCTCTTGAATTGTCATGTTATGTCCTGAAATAAAAGCGCGTCCTTGCGCTAGGGGTTGTTATTACTTAGCCCAAGGGGGTGATTTATCCGCTGGTGAGGATTCTTTCTTAGGCATGACAGGCACGCCACCCGTTAAGGCTTTGTAACTTGAAATATCGTTAGAGTCGCCATACTGCTCAGACTTTCTAATCTTTAATTTAATGGATAACATGCCGCCAATTAACTGATCTGTATCTGACACAGAAGCCAAGCCTATCGCACGCATCAAATCACCGAGTTGTTGCCGGCCAATTTCTTCGGCTTTGGGGTTTGGGTTACGGATGTTCAAATTACCAAAAACAACACGACCTTGATGTGTCGGCCCAATTATTGAATATTGGATAGAAATGTATTGTCCATTTCCCGCCTTGGTGGTTTTTAACTCAGCACCCGCAATATTGGCATCGTACCAACCTTCGGGCAATGGCGTAAATTCGCCTGTGTTTTGTGACGCTGGCAAATCGTTTACGTTAAATGTAGTATCTAAAAATGACATAATATTATTCCTGAGTAATTTTAAAAGTGGCTCTAGCAGGTTTGGCTGTAATCGCATCCGCTAGAATGTTTGTTATTTCTTTTGATGTGGTTTTCCATGCTTTTGCATTAATGCTTGGTGTCCATTTGAATAAGGTAGATAAATGCTCAGACAGACCATGCTCCATTGCTATTTCTTGAACCTTGTCACTATCAACTGTTCGAGTAATACGTCCGGTTATTTTAATCAAATAACCTTCTGGCGTTTCAGTAGCTACGCCTTCGAGATTATCGGGCAAGTTTATTAACGACAAGATTTGATCCTCAAGATCTCGACGCGTGTTAATTGCAATTTGCTCATATTTTTTACATTCGAGCCATTTTTCAGACAATTCTTTTAAACTAGGCATTTGATGATCTCCCCAAGATCTGGTGCTTCCCAAGCTTGCAGCTTGCCTGATCTGTCTTTAGCTGTCCATAAGCCGTCCGAGTCACACATCAAGGCGCGTTGGGCAATACCCTCGGCATCCTTTTCAACTCTGAGCGCTAAAACCAAATCAAAAAAGTAAGGCAGTTGTTGCCCAAGTTTTGCGCCTGGCATGGATGGTGCGTAAAGTAAACGGCCAGATTCGTCGGCTGTCTTTTCAACCTTGGCGGTCATTAACACGTTTTTACCGGGTAAGTCACGGAACGCTCGAATCAACGCTGTCATTTGTGCGGCCATTTCGCCATAAGCGGCTCGGCCATCTTTATTAAGCGACTTTTCATGGATTAGCACGACTTCGCCAATTTCGGATAAGCTATCCAAAATTACTGAATCAAACACTTGCCCTTCTGGGGAAGTTAGCCAAGAATAGGCTTCTTTTAAGTCCTCCATGCTGGATACTTCCAGATAGGGTATGTTGCTATCTTTAATTGATAACAAGCCACCCTCTGCCGATATAATGACAGGGTTAGGCATAGTTGTGGCAAGGGTAGTCTTGCCAGCGCCTGCATGTCCGTAGACAAGGATTTTCACACCATTGGTGTGAACGTCTGAGGTGTTCTTTAGCTGAATAGCCATTTTAATGCTCCTAGTTACAAGCTGGTCGGGAAATCCGGTTAGCTCTTGAGATATATAATAACATTAAAATATTAATTGTCAACATTAAAATATATGTTATTATGTTTAAAACACACGTTATAAGGAATAACAATGCTCACACTTGAACAGATAAGAGATTTATTAAAAGATAGACGCGTTTCAATGATTGCTAAAGAAACCGGCATCCACTTTAATACTATTAGAGACATAAGGGATAATGAGAAGGCTAACCCGACTTATAGAGTCATCACCAAATTAAGCGAGTATTTCAATGGCTGACTTGATTAATATATTCGGTGGATCTTTTACAGGCACTAAAGAAAAGAGCCTTGATTCACCAGAAAAGCAACTTAGGGAGGCCATCATTGATGCAGGTCTTGATGCACCAGACGCTATATATATGGATGGCAATATTCATCGCTTTAAGTCTGGCACCAAAGGATCTGGCGGAGCTGGTGACAAGACCGGTTGGTATGTGGCTTTTAACGATTCTATCCCGGCTGGCAGATTTGGGGACTGGCGCTTAGGTATTGAAGTCACTTTTCGTGCGGATGTCGGGAGAAAGTTTACACCGGCTGAGGAAATGGCGCATACAAGACGCATGTCAGAGGCCAAAATCAAGCGCGATGAGGAGTTAAAGAAGCAGCGCGAGATAGTCAGTAACACCGTTGAAAAGATATGGCAGGATTGCACAGCCGCACATCCTGACCACCCTTATTTAAAAAGAAAAGGCATTAATGTTCATGGTGCAAGGGTAACGGGCGATGGGCGCTTGGTTATTCCGTTATTTAATAAAGATAATACTTTATCCACCATTCAATATATCGCCAACGATGGCTCTAAGCTTTATCACAAGGGTGGAGCAACAGGGGGTAAGTATTGGACATTGGGCAATATTGAAAACCCAAAGATTATTTATGTCGCAGAAGGTTTTGCTACAGCGGCCACCATTAACGAAGCCACCGGATCAAATTGTATTGTGGCTTACTCGGCTTCTAATTTAGTGCCAGTCGTTGAATCATTACGAGAGGAGTTTGGCTCTCAGCAAGAGATTGTTATTATTGCCGATAATGATAATAGTGGTATTGGCCAAAAGTATGCTGACCAGGCTTCGGCCAAGTTTGGCGGTCGGGTGGTTGTTATGCCAATTGAAGGTGATGCAAATGATTATGTGCAAGCAGGTCATGATTTATTGGCCCTACTCAATCCACCAACTGATAACTGGTTAATCCAAGCAGATGAGTTTAGCCAACAGCCTGCGCCAATAAGGTGGTTAATCAAAGGATGGGTACAAGAAAGATCTTTAATGATGATTCACGGGCCGAGCGGAGGCGGTAAGACTTTTGCCGTCTTAGATATGTGCTTAACTATTGCTTCGGGTATGGATCTTTGGGCAAATCTTAAAGTTAAGACCGGCACAGTCGTTTATTTGTGCGGTGAAGGCCATCACGGGGTTAGATCACGCATAGCCGCATGGAAGTATAAAAAAAGCATTAGCCGGTTAAATATGTATATCAGCCGTGATGGGTTGGATTTGAACACACCGGCCGGTTATCAAAGAACCGTTGACAATTTGAGGAAATTACAGGAAAAGCCAAAGGTTATTGTTGTTGATACCTTGCATCGATTTCTCCAAGGTGATGAGAACAGCGCACAAGATACTAAAACGATGCTTGATGCGTGTGCCGCTCTAATCGCTGAGTTTGATTGCGCGGTTATTTTAGTACACCATACAGGTGTGTCAAATGAAGCTCAACATAGAGCCAGGGGATCATCTGCTTGGCGCGGTGCTTTAGATATTGAAATAAGCGTTATTCCATCCACCGATGGAAAGCCCATGCAGTTAGTGCAAAGAAAGTCAAAAGATGCTGAGCTATCTAAGGACATTTTTTGCGAGTTGGAGAGCGTTATCATACCCAACTGGTTTGATGAGGATGACGAGCCTGTTTCGTCGGCTGTGTTGGCTATATTAGAGGAACAAGACTATCAGCCCGTCAAAAAAGAATCTAAACTGGATGGCTTTAGAAAAGTATGGGAGTCTGCTTGGTGGGAGGGTGGTGCTGAAATTAGAGAAGAAAAGCCTTATTTAAGCCGCTCTGCATTAAAAGAAAAATTAAGCGTTGGTGGTAAGATAAAAGAACGCACAGTATTAAATAAAATTAATCCATCAAGAGATGGCGATTTGATTTGTAGTTTACTAAATGGGGAAATTATTCAGGCTTATGAGCATGGCTGGATAATGATAGATTTAGTTCAAGCAAGTGCTTTATTAATGCGTAAAAATGGTTAACCCTCATAACCCTATTTAACCCTTAAGGGTTTTTTAGGGTGAGGGTTAAAAAGTGACAAAAACACCCTTTTTCCAACCCTATTTAACCCTCCTTCCTTAAGAAGGAGGGTTAGAGGGTTGGATTGGGATGTGGGAAATTTTAGGGTTTGTTTTTTAGTTATAAATTTTAAATAGTGGTATAATTATTTCGTGCCTAGGTAATCGAAACCGAATCCCCTTAAGCAAGGTTGGCACATAACTTTTTGCTTAATAATTCTATGCTAAAGGAATTTTCAAAATGATTACTCAAAAAAGATTACAAGAAGTTTTATTTTATAATCCTGAAACTGGTGTTTTTATTAACACAAAAAATCGAAGCAATGCAAAAGCTGGCGATATTGCAGGTTATAAACGAACTGACGGATTTATAATTATTCGAATTGATGGAATAAAATATTCAGCGCATCGTTTAGCATGGCTATATGTTTATGGTGAATTTCCAGAAAATTTTTTAAATCATATTAATGAAATAAAAGATGACAATCGACTTTGCAATCTTAATTTGACTACAAATCAACAAAATCAACACAGCCTAACTAATCCACAAACAAATAATACTTCTGGGTTTAGGGGTGTTTCTTGGGTTAAGCCGTCTAAAAAATGGATAGCAATAATAAAAATAAATGGTAAAAAGAAATATCTTGGTTTATTTATTACTGCTGAACTTGCTTATGAAGCATATTTGAAAGCCAAAAAAGAACTGCATCAGATTGTGTTATAATTTTCTACACGGTGTAGGAACCGTTAAATCAAAAATTAAACAAAGCTGTTTTTCGCAAGTCTGTGGCAAATTTTTGAGCCATTCCTACCAGACTTCCGAGAACAGCTTTTTTTATGCGAGCAAGAAAATTGGTGAATTATGAAAAACTATTATCAAAAAAGAACAGTACAAGAAAGGCATGAGAGAAGATTGGCTTATCAATTACATTTATGGCGAACTGGAATAAGAGATAGAAGTTTGTTGAAAAGGAAAAAGGCATGAAGGCGGTTATTATATTTATTGCTTATGTGCTGATTGGTATCATGGCAATAGTAGGGTTTACCTGGATAGTTTTAAAAACATTAATGACGGAGGGTTGGGAATGGGTATTGAGTCGCTTGGGTATGCGGTAGCGGTGATGGTTTTTTTAAATGTATTGTGGGAGAACAGTAGATGGTAAACGAGGATAACTTAGATTCAGAATGGCTGTATGACCAGTGCGAACGATGTGGTATTAGACGGCCAACAGAAAGCGAGGAAGACACGTTTCTGGATGAGGTTAAGGTTGGTATTGCTTTGGGTAAAACGATTCACTACGCGCGTACAATGGCTTTTTTAAAGAGGATGGCATGAGCTCTAAATTCTACGGGATGCAGTATGGTACACAGCTTGAGATTGAAAAAAGAAAGTCATCGGGTGGTGGGGTGGCTATTTTATCGGTTTGTCCGATTTGCGGCGGCAATCGCAGAATTAATGATCATAGGAAGTGTAGCCGAGAGATGCAAAGAAGAAGTCAGGCGGGTGAGTTATGATCCTTCCTCCCATTAACCTTTTCAGCTTTCCGATACAACACAAGATTTGCAGACACACGCACTGGGCAATTTATGTGTCATGGCGTAAAAAGACGTGTATTGATTGTGGCAAGGAAAAACCTTTGTATGATTTAAAAATAGAGCATCAACGATGAAGCCTAAAATAATCTATACAAAAGGTCGTTGGGTATGTTATGGTGGTGATAAATTATTTTATGGCGATTGTCCTAGGTCAGCCTGGGCAAACTGGATGGTAACATGTCTTTAGAAACTACCCATGGCGCTCCGACTTATCGGTTTAGAGCCGAAGATTATACTCCCGCTGTCACTGCAACAGATATCATCTCGTTAGGTGGTGTGGCCGGTAAAGTCGTGCGCGTTCAATATGTCAGCGTAGGTGGAAAGGCTAATACTGACAGCTTGATAGATGTTTACATGCAAAAGCGTTCTGCGGCTAACACAGGCGGTACTGCCGCCAATATGCTATCGGCTGTGTCAACGCTCGATTCTATCGATCCTAGGCCTATCGCCCCGCTACTTTTATACTCTGCTAACCCATCGGCCTTGGGTGCATCAACAACGATTAATGGTGACACTTTATTTCTACCTGGTAAGTCAACACCGAAAGGCTCACCGAATCGGATTGAATACACCGCTTCACCTGAAAGTAAGCCTTGTACATTGCGAAACGCGAATGAGTTTTTTACTGTCAGTTTGAATGGGCAAGCAATACCAGCAGGTACGGAATTGTATATTTCCATCGAATGGACGGAAGATGATGTTTAAAAAAAATAACATGAAGTAACATTATGGCGTTTAAAGAAGGCGAAAAAAGACCAAGCAACGCAGGACGCAAAAAAGGCGTTGCAAATAAGAACGTACAACAGCTTAGAGATATGATTCTAAATGCTTTGGCGAAAGCCGGTAATGATGATTATCTTTACCAACAGTCATTAGAGAATCCAGTGGCATTTATGAATCTAATTGGCAAGATCCTGCCTAAGCAGGTTGATGTTGATGCAAGCTTGAATGGTAATCTAGTCATCTCTCATATCACACGAGAAATCATTGACCCAGCTAACGATTAAAACTCCACGCGTCTTTAAAGACTTATTGCATCCTGCAAGATACAAGGGCGCACATGGTGGCAGAGGCTCTGGCAAATCAAACTTTTTTGCTGAGTATTTAATTGAACGCTGTATTTTAGCCAAGACTAATATAGTCTGCGTTCGGGAAATACAAAAGTCGTTGGCTCAGTCGGTCAAGAAACTGTTAGAGCTTAAAATTGAAGCTTGGCGTTGTTGGGATAGAATCGCACGGCCTGACTGATTGCTCTCATGGTTGCCCATCGAAGCATCATACATCCCCATCGTCGCTTTAATGTCTAGCTCTGCTCTGTTCATAGC